TACTATAGGTTGATCGATGCATTCTGTCAGATAACAGGAGTACCTTTAGTATTCAATACATCATTCAACATGGCAGGGGATCCATTGGTAGAGACACCAGAGGATGCTATCAGATGTTTTGATAATAGTGAGATAGATTATTTGTATTTTCCTGAGGTCCAAAAGTTGAGGGGAAAATGAAGAATTGGTTCCAAAAATTTCGGAAAAAAAACTCGGCAAATTTTTTGACTGTAGGGTTGAACCTATCAAACAATGCTTCTATTTGTATCATGAAGGGTGGTGAGATAGATTTTTACTTAGAGTCTGAAAGAATTACTAGGAAGAAAAGAGATTCTAATGTTAGAGATCTATTAAAATATATCAAGGGTACTCCAGATCTTATTGCTATATCAGATTGTCATTGGGATAGAGGATCGAAGACTCTAGGAACTGCAAGAGATATTGCTGCTATAAAAACCACGTTTCCTAAAACTAAGTTGTTAGATTATACTAAGTGTCATCATAAGGTACATGCTGCTGGTGCATGGTACAATTCAGGATTCAAAGAAGGTGTTGCTATTGTTGTTGATTCTAATGGTTCCAAGACTGATGATGGTATAGAAATAGAAACCATATATGATCTACCTTCATGGAATGTATTGCATAAGAAATATTTTGAATCACAAAGTGTTGGTGTAGGTAAGTTATTTGAATCAGTGTGTAAGTATTATGGTTTTCATGAGGAGGATGCAGGTAAGGTTATGGGTCTTGCTGCCATAGATAATGGTCAGGCACGTAAAGTTCAAGTGATATGGGAAAGGAGAGCATTGGAACTTAGTGATTATGCTGAGGGTAAGGATCTTATACTTACTGGTGGATGTTTTCTAAACTGTAAGGTCAATTATATTTTACGTCAAGCATTAGATCAACAGATCTATGCTCAACCTGTTGCACATGATGGTGGAACTGCTATAGGAGCTGCTTATCTTGCCTACACTGGACATACTGGATGTTAGTACAACGATAGGTTGTAACCTATCTTGTAAAGGATGTAATCATTTTAGTAATTACTTCTCACCTGTAAGTAAGTTAGATACTGATGCCCTTATACATGACTTAGAAATTATACTTCCACGTATAGATATTGGTAGGATCTCTGTCATAGGTGGAGAACCTTTACTCAATCCTAGATGTAAGGAGATACTCAATGCATGTAGATCATATAGTAGTTCTCCTGTCTATCTTTATACCAATGGCTTACTACTCCTACAGAATGAAGAATGGATACGGGAGGTATTAGAAGACCCAAGAGTTTATCTTAGAGTAAGTATACATGTTAGAGAAGTGTATGATATATTAGAACAATTCAATCATCCTAGAGTGCTGGTCACCGAACACAGTACAAACCTTTCCAATCAACATACTGGGAAGGATAAATGGTTTCATTCTATAAAGAAAAGAGACGGTAAAGTATATCCTTACAACCATAATAATATTAGTAGAAGTTATAAGGTTTGTTCCTGTCCTAATACTCAGTTATATAATGGTAGACTATGGAAGTGTCCTAATACTGCCTTTCTAAGAGAGTTATTGTCAGTTACAGAACAGAGTGATGACCCTGAGTGGCAAGAGTATATTGTTGACGGGATACCTGTTGATTGTAGTAACGAATGCTTGACTAATTTCTGTAAGTCTACTAGAATCCCTGAGAAAGTATGTAACATGTGTACTTCTAAACCATTGCACTTTAGTGCTGGTATTCAGGAAAGGACTGACCGAAAGGTTATCATTACACAATAAATACAACACGATACTGAGGGCTTATGCCAACATACCCCATCAAACATAAAGAGACAGGAGAAACCAAAGAGTTGATCATGTCTATGAAAGATTACGATCAGTGGAGAAAAGATAATCCCGACTGGGATAAGGACTGGTCTCAAGGATCAGGAGGAGTAGTTAGTGCGACTGGAGATGTTTACAGTAGAACAGATGGAGGATGGAATGAAGTCCTCTCTAGAGTGGCAGAGATGCCTGGTTCTAAAGTAAAACCTCAGAACGGACGCTACTTATAATGCCAGCAAGAAAAAAGAAGATGACCACCAGTGTTGGTGCTGGTATGTCTACCAAGCAGATGAAGAGAAGAAAACCATACAATGTTGACATGATGGTTCCAGTGGAACCTATCACTGACAACCAGAAGAAAGTCTTTGACTCCTATAAAGAGGGAAAGAATCTATTCTTGTATGGTGCTGCTGGTACAGGTAAAACCTTTGTTACTTTGTACCTAGCACTACAAGAAGTATTGAGTCCTATCACACCATACACTAAGGTAGTGATGGTTAGATCTCTTGTTTCAACAAGGGAGATTGGATTCTTACCTGGTGATCACGAGGACAAGTCATTCTTATATCAGATACCATATAAAAATATGGTCAAGTATATGTTTGAGTTGCCTACTGATCAAGAGTTTGAAATGTTATGGGGCAATCTAAAAACTCAAGAGTCAGTTAAGTTTTGGAGTACATCATTCATACGTGGTACTACATTAGATGATTCTATTATCATAGTAGATGAGTCACAGAACTTGAACTTTCACGAGTTAGATAGTATAATGACAAGGTGTGGTGAAAACACCAAGATTATATTCTGTGGTGACGCAGCACAATCGGATCTTGTCAAAACGAATGAGCGTAATGGTATCTTAGATTTCCAGAAGATCATTCAACGTATGCCTGAGTTTGAATTAGTTGAATTTAATGTCAACGATATTGTAAGGTCAGGTCTTGTCAAGAGTTACCTCGTAAGTAAAATTGAACTAGGTATGTAATGTTTAATCATGTTGAATGTGATCTCCCTGCTCTGAGTAGGGAGACCAAGGATGGTATCCGACTTTATGATGTTGAAGGACAGAAGTTGGTCTCAATTACTTCAGTCACCTCACACTTTAATAAAGAAATCTTTGTGAAGTGGAGGAAGAGAGTAGGAAATGAAGAGGCAGACAGGATCACTAAGAGATCTACTACTCGTGGTACTAAAGTACACACTCTAATAGAGAATCATTTGTTGAACAAGGAGGTAGACCCTGATACTCCTGGTTCTAAGATGCTATTCACTCAAGCTAAGAAATCTTTAGGAAATATAAATAATATATACGCTCTTGAGAAGAGCCTTTATTCTACCGAGTTAGGTGTTGCAGGTACGGTAGATTGCATAGCAGAATATGATGGTGAGTTGTCTATAATTGATTTCAAAACTGCAGCTAAACCTAAACCAAGAGACTGGATTGAGAATTATTTTGTACAGGCAGCAGCCTATGCATGTATGTTCTACGAAAGGACTGGTATTCCTGTTAAGAAACTTGTCATACTTATGACCTGTGAGAATGGTGAAGTGACAGTTTACCAAGAGTATGATAAAATGAAGTACATGAGACTACTAGTCAAGTACATCGAAAAATTTGTAGAGGACAAACTAAATGCCAACTAAGACAGAAATGAGAGCAGTGCTTAAGAATAAATTCTTATGCCAAGATAAGTTTACTAACGACATTGAAAATTTAGTTAGTAATAATTCTTCAATGAATTACATTGAAGCAATTTGTCACTACTGTGAAGAGAATAGTATAGAGATTGAATCTGTTTCTAAACTAATATCAAAACCATTGAAAGAAAAACTGAAAGGAGATGCAACTCACCTAAATTATTTAAAGAGAACATCAAGGGCAAAGTTCCTTACGATTTAGATGAGTCAGCAGTTGTGGAAGGAACGTAAGATTGCAGAAGCATGTCTTACTGACCGTGATATACATGAGGTAGCAACAAAGATAAGTTATATTAGATCTCTAAAAGGATTTTGGATTGATAATTTTCAGACAGTATCCGAACAAGATATAAAAAAGTTAGAAGAAGAAAGACCTACCACTAGATTGCTGAGTATACACACCATCAATGGTTGTAACTTAGCATGTCGTGCTTGTAATCATAATAGTAGTTTACTTTCTACAAAGAGTACCGTTGACATAGATCAGGTGCTTCATGATATGGAAGAAGTATTACCTAAGATATATGTGTGGAGTCATATTAGTATAATTGGTGGAGAACCACTGATGGAACCACGTACTAGAGAAGTAACGAAGAGGGCGAGGGAGTTAGTAGAAAGTACAGGACAACCATGTGTAGTAAAGTTGTTCAGTAATGGTTCGAGGTTACTTCAGGAGAAGGAATGGATTGTAGATGAGATGTTGAAGGGAGTTGTCTTTCGATTGACATTCCACTTTCCTTGGTATACAATGAAGGGAGTCAAGAATTGGGAGAATGCTTATGAATTTGTTAAGTATGCTGAGGAAAGAGGGGTAGATATTAACGGAATTACTTTAGAATTGAGTGAAGCATTTCGTATGGACAATGGTCAACCAAGAGTATGGTTTGATCTATTCAAGTATGATTACACTGATGGTATAAAGTACTATCCATATGAAGACCACAATATTGAAGAAAGTTTCAAGCATTGTAGTTGCCCTAACTCTCAGTTATATAATGGACATCTATGGAAGTGTCCTATGATGTCATACCTTAGAGAATCATTAGAGGCAACTAATCAGTTGGATGATCCTAAGTGGCAGAAGTATTTGAAGTATAAACCTACAAGTATTACTGCATCTGATGAAGACCTAAGAGCATCATTCAAAGAAGTATTAGAACCCACATGGATATGTGATATGTGTTCTGCTAATCCTAAATGGTTTACTGCAGCACAACAGTTAGATGCTTCACATAAAAAAACTATTGAGATGATTAACCCATCAAATTATGAGTCCGTTTGACACCTACAAAAAGTATCTTGCATTCAAGAATCACTTCACGAAGGAGAAGTATGACTACCATAAGTATGGTGGTAACTCAAGAGCAAAGATAGATGCATTCTATAAGAGAAAGGATAGGTACTTCTTTGAGAAGACATCGAGGAAGTATAAAGATGATGAGGTATGTGATTTCTTTCTTGCTAACTTTGTAGCAACAGATAATCCTCAGGGTGTATGGATAGGAAATATTATCAAGACAGGTGAGGTAGTATATAAAGATTGGATGAGGAGACAGCAGAGTTTATTCTATAACTTCAAGCAGGGTTCAGAAGATATGATGGATCAGTATGATTATGAAGAGTTCTTTGATGCATCCAATGGTCATCCACCTATACTAAAAGAACATCTTGCTGGTCGTATCAGTGTAGAAGAGATGTGTATCTATGAGAAACTATTTTCTTACTGTAAAGATTATGATAAACAATTGGATGATCCTGTATGGAAAACCGTAGGTCTAAAGATTAAGAAGTACTTACCCTTTCTAAATATCGAAAAGGAGAAGTATAGAAATCATTTATTACAAAGAGTTAAAGAGAGGTATTCATGAGTAAATTTTTTGAATCTAATACTGTCAGAGATGAGATGCAAGACATCACTCATCTTCAGCAAGAATTGTATAAGGTTATAGCACAGTTCCCACAGATGAGTGATGAAGCAAAGTGGCATCACATTGAAACTATCAAAGAACTGTTGGAAAAACAACAAATAATGTGGACTAGGATAACATTGTCTGATGATCCAGATGCAAAGCAAATGAAAGAGAATCTTATGAAAGGATCTCACCAGTTAGGTTTTGGTGATGCTGATCTAGGATCTATTTTCAATAATATGAGGACTACTTTGGATGCAATGCAGAAAACTCTCCGTCATTAAGTGGAGTAGTGCTACTATAATACCTATTGCTATGGTCTTTCATGTCATGGGATGGACTCCATGGAATAGTATCTTACAGATGTTTGGTGCTGCTGGATGGGTGTACGTTGGTACTAAGACAGGTGAACGTGCTTTAGTTTTGAACTTCCTTCCACAGTTCTTTATCATCATTCCAGGTCTTATATTTCTATGGTTGACAGCACCTAAATAGTGTGATACACTATGTTTACGGTGAAAATACTACAATCCACCTAATACAACGAATATGTCGTTTGCTAATCTGAAAAAGCAATCTCGCTTGGGCAGTCTTACTTCCAAACTGACCACCGAGATAGAAAAAATGAATAAGGGAAGCACTGGCGGTGCTGACGAGAGACTATGGAAATTGGAAGTAGACAAGGCAGGTAACGGTTATGCTGTTATCAGATTTCTACCTGCACCTAACGGTGAAGAGTTACCTTGGGCGAAAGTATGGTCACATGCATTCCAAGGACCAGGTGGTTGGTACATTGAGAACAGTCTTACTACTCTTGGTGGTAAAGATCCTGTCTCTGAGTACAACAGACTACTTTGGAACAGTGGGAACGATGCCGATAAAGATCTTGCACGTAAGCAGAAGCGTAAGCTTTCTTACATCAGTAACATCTATGTTGTAAAGGATCCAACTAATCCACAGAACGAAGGTAAGGTATTCTTATACAAGTTTGGTAAGAAGATCTTTGATAAGATTACTGCAGCAATGCAACCTGAGTTTGAGGATGAGTCAGCAATCGATCCGTTTGATTTCTGGCAAGGTGCTAACTTCAAGTTGAAGGCAAAGAACGTAGCAGGTTATCGTAACTACGATTCATCTGAGTTCGCTGCTGTATCACCTCTTCTTGAGGATGATGATGCAATGGAAGCACTATGGAATAAGCAGTACTCATTAGAAGAGTTCACTGCTGCTGATCAGTTCAAATCCTATCAGGATCTTGAGAAGCGTTTGAATAGTGTGTTGAATACTTCTCGACCAAAGGTAGCACCTGAGGTTGCTGATGAAGAGGCAGAAATAATTACTGCTGATCCAACACCAGTTACTGCATCTCCTATTGTCAATAGTAAACAAGACGATGATGATGCACTATCATATTTCCAGCGTCTTGCTGAGGAGTAATGGAGTACGTCTCATTTGAAGAGACTATCGGAGTCTACGATGGAGATCAATCTATCGTAGACTCTGCTTTATCTTATGTCTATAAATTGAGAGAGGAGTATCCAGAGTCTGATGGTAACTCTAATAAAGGTGGGTGGCAGAAGCAATTAGATCACCCAATAAAAAAAGTAATTGAAAGAGAGTTTAGAAAATATATAAAGCACTATTGTATAGAGGAGCCATATTGGTTAGATTTTACTAGGTTCTTTTGTAATATAAATCCACCAGGTGCATCTAATATGATGCATCATCATACTGTTGGTGAGTTTAGTGGAGCATTATGGTTGAAGGCAGAACCTGATGCAGGTGATCTTATAGTGATGAACCCATTCTATAATAGATTCATGAATACTTGTACAATAGCACAGAAGAAAGATTATAATGCTATGTACTTCCATCCTCAACCGAATAGGGGTGTGTTCTTCAACAGTAATCTAATACATTACGTTGACATCAACAGGTCAACTGAAGACAGGGTTTCGATTGCATACCACATAGGAATCCATTATAACTGAGGCAAATTCGACTTTTAGTTTCAAATATTCGGGAAAAAAAACTCAGCACTTTTTTTGCCCTTAAGGTTTTTTAATGAAAAACATCAAAATCATAAAAACGGGAATTGACCCAAAACCCCTTTTAGAGCAAATTCAACCAAATCACTGGAAATGGGTTTCTCATCAAACGGGGGTAGGTGGCAAAAAGAACCCATATGGGTTTTTACCACTAACTATGGCAAAAGTGAAAAGAAATCAAGATCCTAAAGATGCAGAAGCATTAGGAAATACTGCACTTTACTCCCATTTCACGGAAGTCCATAAATTTTGGAAAAAGTGGAATATCAAAGAAACTGCTAGAGCAGCATTTTTCAAATTACAACCTGATGGACGGGTTGGTAAGCATATTGATGAAGGTAAATATTATCTTACTAAAGACAGATATCACTTATCTCTACAGGGAAGGTATCACTATACTGTAGGGGATGAGGAGATGATAGTGGAACCTGGTACTTTCTTTTGGTTCTATAACAAAGTACCACACTCAGCACACAATATAGGTGAGAATGATCGAATTACTTTAGTATGGGATACACCTCATAATGAAGGTAATCCACATCATACTATTCAAGCCTAATATCGCTTCCTTTTTTGAGTTTTTTGTTGATATATTGGGAACTATTTTGATATGTCATTATTTCTCTCATATCTTCTTTCATCATATTGAGATAATTTTTCCTCAGTAGAAATATCGATCTTTTAGCATCATTTTTAGCAACTTCATGTTCAAAGTTGGTAACAGAAGTTACATTATTTACACTGTAATTTGTTCCTTGGTAGGAATATTTGTATGTGTAATCTGCATCAACACTATGACCTGCTTGTAATAATATACAACCATCAGGATCTCTTATTTCTGTGGTTTCATAATGATGGATTTGATTTAGTTGAATATTATCGTATTTGTTGTTAAGATATCTTTGAAAATCATATTGAGTCATTGGCCATTCATCATGGACGTTAATTATATTATTTGATAGCATAACTATCCAGTCTAGATGAGAATCACCATATATTTTGTGTGCTACATTGTCTGGTCTATCATCACCTTCAATAAAATACTTATTGAAAGCAATTGCATTTTGAAATATATCTTCTCTAATTACACCTCTTTTGAAGAGGTTTTTTGATGCTACAAGATCAGCATTGGAAGTTCTATTTTCCGTATGTGATGCTATTAGTATGTTTGGGAAAAAATCGAAATAAGCCATTAGAATCCTACGTCATCTTGACCGATGTTGTCATTGTCACCTATAGAGTCATTATATCCAGCACCTGCGTTAACTGCAGTAGCCGTTGCTGGAAATTCTCCTCTATGGTTACCAAGATCCATATCACCCTCTTGACCTTCTTTGGAGTGTTCAAAATCACCTGAGAATATAGGAGTAAGTTCAGTAAATGAAGCTGCTGCAGTAATTAGTGGTGGCATTGAGACTGCCTTAGAATCTTCATATGATTGCCATACTTTTTGTGGAGCAAAATCTACTTCAAATGCAGTCATTGCACACATTTTAAACATATTTAAACCTTTTATTCTTCTACCACTATTCTTATATGTTATTCTGAATACATTTGGTGAACCAAGGAATATTGTCTGTGTAAAGTCATTTCTAGGAGACATTCCTTGTTTGAACCATCTTATTATCTTTCTGATTTCTGTTGCCTCTATTTCATCATTTGCTGCAAATTTCCAAGCGAGGCTAAAGTTTCTTAATTTAGGACCACTGAATAGTAGTTCTAAATTAGGATTTATTGCATTTCCTGTTGATCTAGTAATAAATTGACCAGTATCAACATTTATATTCAATTTTGATAATGCTGCTTTTGCAAGTGTTGCTGAAAGTATTTGACTAGCTTGTCCTCCTCCCTGTGCATCCTCTTTTAGATTATTTAATAATCCACCTGCAGCACCACCAGCGTCACCAATTAAATCTGCAACACTTTTACCTCCTTCTAAAGCACCTTGTACTCCTCCCATTGCAGAAAAGAATGCTCCAGCTTCAATTGCATTTGCTCTACCTTCACCCCAACCAACACCAGTACTAACATTTAGTTGATTTGGAATTGGTAATTTTACTGATC